GGCTTCCACGTGCCAAGATGGATTCTTCCCATCTGCCGTCAGGCATGGTCCACTACTTTTAAGACTTGAAATGTTTACTTGTCCTATTATTTCCAACCCAGCAATCTTCTCTGCTGCCTCTGTTCCAGGTCCTGGAGTATAGAGTGTGAACTCTGCATCGCTTTTGGGGCTGATCTCTGCTCTCAAGCAGACAACTTCATCACTTAGGCGGATGCCTCTCTTCTTTTCTTCTTTGAGAAAGCGTCTCCAGTTTTCCATTATAAGCTTTTGATTCATAAATTCCACCAGCAGTATCGTTTTCTATTTTCAAGATAGTTTTCGTCTTCGTCATTTTGGTAAGCTTCTTTTTCAAATGGAATGTTGAAATAAGCTGCGTCTCCGGCTTGACCTTTTAACAAGTTCCAAGCCCACCAACCAAGATAGAGTATTGGGAAACCGATGAATCCGAGTTCGATGTATTGTTGATAGTGAATTGTTTCGTGTCTTTTTGTCGTCTCGGACATTTCATCACGAGATATAACAATCGGGCCCAAGGTAATTGCACCGATGTTGATTGGTGCTACGAAAGACAACCAGACGGGTATCTTGCTATTCTCAATAAATAAAGGCTTTAAGTGTTTCATCAGTATGCATATCTACCATACATGTATGGCGCAAAAAGAGTTGATTGGTTAATTGAGCCCTTTTCTTCAGCTGCTGGTACTTCTCCAAGCTCTGTTGAATATTCTCCATCTGGTTCAAGCAGATGGTCATCTTGCATGTCGTCATACCCAGTTCTTCCAGCAATCATTGGCTCTTCACCTTCCATCCACTCGGCTATTTTAAGTAGTGTGATCTCTATGACCTTATTGCCTTCTTGTAGTTTACCCTCAAGTGAACCATATATATTGCCGCCTTGTATTGAATCAATTTCGATCAACCCATTCTTCCTTAAGTATTCGAATAACCTTGCTTCTGCGCCATAGACAAGGTCGGACAAAGTTTCTTTAGCAAAAGCTACAACTTTCTTATCAGATTGTTTGATTACAATATCGATATCTTTATGGTCCATGATCATCAAATCACCATTGATGGAGGATCGAAGTTTTAATTTTGCTTCAACTGCATCTTTCTCGACGACCTTAATTGTAAGCCCATCATCCGGAGTATCTATTGGAAGTGGTGTCTCTTCATTATCCACTACATTAATACTAACTGACATTGCGATCTACCTCCGCTAGAAGATCTTGAATATAAAATACTTCTTCAATAATCTTTGAACTTAAAGGGGTTTTCGAATAACTATCGAGCTTTGCTCTAACTTTCTTAAAATTTTCACTTATAGGAGATGTATTCTCTTCTACAATGTGGGCAGATACAGCTTCTTTGAGTCGTCCAATTTCATCATTCAAATAAGATTTTAAACCCAAGCCATTATCGGAAAATGATACAATGAAGTTGCTTAGCAGTTCTTTCTGCTCTCTTAAGAGGCTGTGTTGATATGTGTTGTTAAATCTCTTGACAAACATTTTGAATTCAAGTTGATCAACTGGTTTCATTTCTGTCTGGTTTTCGTCCAATCTGGTAAGAAAGTTTACTACTTTGTCTTCAAGCATGATCCTCTTTTTCGCTCCAAGGTTTGAGTTCTGAAAGTACAATCCAATCGTTGCTATGTCTTTGTAGTTTGGAACAAAGTTTGAAAAAACTTTATTACCCAGAGCTTTGTTGATCTTGTTAATCAATGCCGTTTGCTCGTTGAAAATTTCTTTCCTATCTAAGTCACTAAAGTCTTTTTTGGTTTCAACCATAAGTCGCTTTGAAAAGTCTTGATTGAGTTCTCTACTCTCCAAGAGAGATTTGTATACACCAAGCTCTTTCGAAAGAAGCTTTCCTTTGGTATAGAACTCTCTTAAGAGGCCTTTGACTTTTGATTGTCTTTGAATGTCTTCTTTTAAAATTGCTTTTGTTAATTCACGAATCAGGCATTCGTAAAGAAAAGCGGTATTTCTTTTCTTATTATGTTTCATCTGCGTCTTCCTTTCTGCTTAGTGATTCAATCAGCGACTTCATTTCGCTGCTTGTGTTAAATAGTTTCTCTTCTTCATTTTCATTTTCTTCATAAATCCCTCTCGCTAATGAGTCAAGCCCACCAAAGCCAACCTTTCCGGGAAAGGTTGTTCTAGATGTTGACCCACGAACTTCTCCGCTAAATGCTTGGTTCTTCATTTGCTTCGCGAACCCGCCCTTACGATAAGAGATCTTGTGCTTCTTGTATGGGCCTCTCTGATTTGGTTTTGAGTCATCATCACGCTTCGCTGGTGGCTCGGCTAGTAAATCTGGTTCGTCTCCTGCAGCATCTGCAGCAGGTGCAGCAGGTGCATCGCCTCCAAGATCATCTCCACCTAAGTCTCCTCCAAGATCATCTCCACCTAAATCTCCTCCAAGATCACCACCTAAGTCTCCACCTAGGCCCCCACCGCCGCCGGCTCCACCTTCAGGTGCAGCGCCTGCTGCTTCAAGTCCAGCCATGAACTTTTTGTCTGAGAACATTTCTCTTTGCATTCTCAAATATTCGTCTTGAGATAATCCAAGTAGATTTTCAGAAACCCAACGTCGTGAGAAATAGCCCTCTGTTGCTGCTCCAGCAATATCAAACTTAGTCTTCCAGTGTTCTAGCTCTTGCATCTCGGCAATCTTAGATGGATTGTTGAGACTTAGTTTAAAGTTTAATAAGTCATCACCACGATACCCAAGAGTGTATAGGTGAACAATTCCGATCTTTTCAAGTTCAGTGATCAATACTCTTTGTAGCCTTTGGATTGTTCTGGCAAATCTAATGTCTTTTTGTGCGAGAGTTGTCTTATCCTCAGTGGAACCTTCTCCCATGGAGAGATACGATTGAGGAACTTTTAATGCTGAGAACAATTTGTCGCGGAGATACTTCACGTCTTCGATCTGTGCTGTGAATGCTCCACCAGGTAGATTTTCGATGTTGGTAGAAGACTGCCCACCCTTAACTGGTATAAAATAATCTTCCTCAATCGATAGTGGATTGTAACGCAAATCCACACGACCAGATGTGGGATCTACAACTTGGTGGCGCTTCATTTGTGTCATGACTTTTTGCATGTACCCTTCGACATCTTGAGGTGCGATTCCACCGACGTCAATTTTAAACACACGCCGTTCTGGTGACCTTGTAATGCGGTAGGCCATCATTGCGTCCTCGAGGAGCGTAAGTTGTCTCCAGATGCGTCTAGAGGGTTCTAAAGCCGATGTTCCGTATGGAGCATGTTTGTCGTTTCCAAGAACTCTAAAGTGAGCCATTTGCCAATTCTCTAGAGTTAGTCCGGCTGAGTTCCACTGAAACTGGACGTAGTTTGGGTTTGTTGGGTCTTCACCTTCAAGCCTTTCAACTTCTTGAGGTGGGAGTCCAATACAATTTTGTAATCCCTTCTCTTCATCCAGATCTAAGTATAAAAACATGTCTCCATACTTACACATAGTCCTAGCCCAACCAAAGAGATTGTGTTCGATATTCATTACACTGTAATATAGTGAATGTAGAATATATTTAATTTCATCATTCGGACACTTAATGTGGAGCATTGGAGTCAATGCTGAGTGAGTGGTCATCTCGTCTGCGTAGATGTCGAGAGATGATGCGATTTCAGGTGTGAATTCCATTTGGTCGAAGTCGACGTAACGCTCTGAACGGTTTCTGTTTGTAATCATGTTCAAAGCCATGACGTTCATCGGATTATATTCAGTCTTCTTGAACTGTTGGCCGGATGCGGTTCTAAATCTTTTTGCATACATATCTAAATGCCGGCGTCTTATTTGTCTGCCTGACTGGGTTCTTCTCTGTGTTAGAGGTCCCGAGAACATTCTTGTTAAAGATTTAAATAAGTCATTCTTATTATTATTAGGGTTTCTTTCGTTACGAGCCATTTTTTATCCTTTGTATATCCACAAAAAGTTTTTTGTTTTTTCTATCTCCTCCTCGTATTTCTGCTCGAACGTTTCTTTATAGATCTTTTGGCCTTTGATTTGAGTATTCATCGTTGTTGTCGACTTCATCAAACCACCGATCATTGCCTTTTTGTAAGCCATGTCTCTTTCATTTTCTGATAGGGCCGTGTCTCTCACCCAGCATGCGATTGCTAGGGACATAACCAAATCATCATTGTAAGATCGCATTGCTTGAGGCTTGCCGTTGTGCCAAATAAAAGTTTTTAGTTCGTGAAAAACACGATTAGAGTGTATATTAATTAGTTTGTTTCTAACGTATTCTTCCAATTTGGCTACGATTAAGGGTCTTGTCTTGGTTGACGTTGTAAAGCCAAGCACGGCTCTGTCGTCATTCTCGGCCAAATAAGACTCGACATAATCATGAGTTGACTTGATTGAGTAATATATTTTTTTATACTCTAAGTCTTTTAATTTTTCCAAAACGGCTATGCCGATTCCATTATTTTCCACGACTAGAAGGCAAGTCCCATATTCACTTCCGGCTGAATAGAGTATATCTGCGTACATGTCCAAGTCTGGTTTTCCTTGGTATTCGGCTACAACGGTCATAGTGTCCACTCTTAATATGTGAAAGCAAGAAAAATCAG